CCCCCTCTCATCACTGCCCTACCGCCGTTAGGACTGCGCTGAGTCCTCTTCGATCAGTTCATCGTCTTCAACGACATTCACCTGATCGAGCCGCGAGCGAACGGTTTGAATAACCTGGCTGCGCGTCATCTGCTTCTCGGTCTTCACGCCAAGCTGCAACATGAGCACCTTGAGGTCTTCCAGCGGCATGTTTTCCAACGAGACGCCAGTGACCGGCGATGTTTCGGGCTCATCTGGCTCAACGAAGGTATACATCCCGCCGGAGTTAATGACGGCCTCTTTCGCGGTCGCGGCGGTCACGGTCTTCGGCTTCTCAGCCTTGATCTGGCTCCACGCCGCTGCCAATCGCTTCTTGTCGGCGGCGGATGCGTCGGAAGGCACCTTATAGGCGGGGTTCGGTTTGAGTTCGACCATCAACGGCATGTGCTCACCCCATCTTCTTGCTGAGGAACGCTGAGAACGTGATCGATGGCGTCGTGCCAGCCACGTCGAGGCGCAGATCCAGATAGCGCTGGTTGTATCCCGCGCGCTGCGTATTGAACTGGATCACGTGCTGCTCGCCGGCCATATCATCGGCGGTGTCTATCGGCTTTGCGGCCGCATCACCAACCGTATATTCGGCCAACACCCGCGCATCAGATCGATCGGGGGTTTGCGAGCCAACCACGCGGAACGTGTACGCCTCATCGCCATTGGCAACATCGATCGCTTCGATGTTGAGCACCAGCACCATTTCGGTGAGGACTGCACCGCCTTGGTCCTTTTGCGTACCAACGTAGCCGGAGGCCGCCACCGCCGCGGAGCCTTTCGCGCGATACGAAAGCTCCTTGTCGAAGGGATATCCTTTTTGAACAGGCATTTTGGGCTCCTTATTTGACGATCGGTGCGTCGGTGATGGAGGTCATTCGGGTTGCGGCATAGGCGCCTTCAACCACCAGGCCATTGTCATGCTCGACATTGGTCCGGTGCCAGACACCCGTTTCGGTCAAACCGATATCGGTGACTTCCATTGGCAGTGTCTCGATCCCGCAGACACCCCCATCGGTGAAGCTGACGATGTAGATCGACGCGGTGTTCGCGACGCCACCGCCGTATGGAACTTCATCGAAGGGCAAGAACTCGCCAAACGGAGTGATGCCGTAGCCGGTATAGACTGGCAATTCACCATAGCGGGTCACAGGGCGGCCCATCTCATCCTTATCGAAGGTGATGAAGCCCCCAATCTGCGTGTCTCGCTGCGCGGCCGGGAAACGGCTCTTGATCTTGCGCGGCATAATGATCGCAGTCGGGTTTTCCGTGTGGTGGATTGCGAGATCCAGCTTTTGGAGAGAAAGGGCACCACCGCCAGCGGCAACACTGTTGGCCACAACGCGAGAGTCATAGTTCGACGCACTGACGTCGCCGCCGACGATTTGCAGCCGGTTCTGTAGACCCGTAAATTCGGTCGGAGATGACTGACTGTCGCCTTTGATGAAGGTATCGGCCCAGACCTTCATCTTGCGCTTGATTGCCATGATCTGCTCACGAGCGCGGCGCTCGGGTCCATAACGATTCAGCAGAACGCGGTCGACGTCGATGTTACCAGCGATCGGGAAGCAGGTCTCAACGAGATCGTTAAAGACAGCGTGGCCTTCTTGGGGTTCTTCGTTGATCCCGCGGAAGCCGATGTTGTTCGGCAACGCGCCTTCGCGATGATAGCGATATGCTCCGCCGGGCGCGGGCTTAAAGGGAAGGATCCCGTAGAAATCGACCGCTTCCGGGAAGAGTTCGATGATCGTGCGCGCCATCGGGTCTTCAACCGTTCGCGCATATTCGACAATGGTATGAACCATTTCTCAGCCTTTCATTTTTCCGCCAAGCGACGGTTGATTTCGACCAGTCGTTCGGCGGGCGGCAGGTCCATGAGGTCCGCGTTTTGATCTGCGGTTGTCACTGGCGTTTGGGAGCCAGATTTCAGCAAACTTTCGAGGCCGCGAACCGCATCAGCGGACACTGCGACCTTCATCAGGGCGTCGCGCTGTGCGGCGTCGGGCAGCTTGGTTTCCAGGGCACGTTTGATCGTCGCGATGCGGGATTCGGCATTTGCCCCGAGGGCGTCGCGTTGCTCCTTTGCCATCGCCTGATGATCGGCCGCCTCCGCTGCCTTCATCCGCGCGAACATGCTGATCAAGCCAGGTACGGCCTCGGGGCGAACGTTGTTCTCGTGGAGCCAGTTTTGAGCTTCCGCGATGACGGGGCTTTCGGAGTCGAGCTCGAAGGCGAACCAATCCGGCACTTCAATTTCGCCAAAGTCGATTTCGTCAGGCGCAACGATTTCATAGCCGGTCGCATTTTCTGGGATCGCGCCACGCAGCTCGGTCAGTTCTTCTTCGAGTTGACCCGCGCGGGCCGCGTGACCGTCGAAATCTTCGCGAAACTTCGCGGTGTCATAGGTGCCATCATCGCCCTTGTACGCTTCGGGGATAAACGCACCGAAGTCAGGCGCCGGGGGCGTCTCGACGGGAGGTGTCTCAACCGGCGGCGTACCACCTGGATTGTCAGGAGCGTTCCGAAGAATCTCTTTCTTCGTTGGGCGGATGAACATAGGCGGCGTCCTCACTCACGATGCGGTTCAAATCGTGGAAGATGAAGGACTGCGCGTTCATAAACTCCAATGCACGGGGGTCTGTGCGAACACCGAGAGGCGAAAACACAAGCGATTTTTCCAATAAATCCATGAAGATAACACCATCCGGTGTCGACAAGAGGTTTCGGATGATGATCTGGAGATCCTCGCTCTCCTTCTTGGACAGAAAGCCGAGATAGTTGCGGATTGGCCCGGAGCCCGGCCGGAGCGGTTTAAGCTTCATCAGTAGGCGCCTCTCTCAAAACAATGATCTCATCGCCGGTCGCTTTCAGGTAATTCTGATAGGACTGAACCGGATCGATGACTTGGACGAACTGATCGCCAAACACCTGTTGGCCGGTATCCATGTTGGAGCGCGAGATCATCGCTTTGTCTTGGTCTTGTGAGCGCTGCATGGGAGATATGGGGCGCACGTTGATCACGCTGCCGTTCAATGTGATTGCACTCTCCAACATCCCGAGTTGCACCCCCAGGTATTCCGCTCGCTGGATGATCGGCAGGCCAAGTTCCGTAGCGATTGGCGCTGATGGTTTGCCAAGCCGCGCTTGGACACGCCGCCGCTCATCGACCCACTGAGACGCCGTGGGCGGGGTGTCGCCGCGCTGGCGTGGACCATCCTGATAGAAGGCAACGCGCACACGCTCTTCAAGATCACCCTTTGTGTAGAAGCCATAATCTAGGCGGCTCTCGTCATGGAGCGGCGCCGGTGGTTCAGCCGACCGGCGCGGATAGGCCATGCCTGGCTCTACCCCATATTTGAGATCCATCACGCCATCATCCATGTATGACCACGCCGGATCGAGCTGATCATCAAGCTTCGTCAGAACGACCTCTTCGATCTTGTTGAGCGTCGATAGATCAGGCAGCGCCTTCCGGCCCGGGCCCCGACCCCAGGGATGCTTGACCCGCGGATTGAACCGCCCAACCAGCATTGGGCAGGCACCATTCATGGGCCCGATGATCATTTCGGGTTCGGTAACGCGCTTTCCGTCGATGGTGATCTCGTGGCGCCATTGCGGATTTCCGGGATCAGACCAATCAAGCCAGTATCCCCAACAGACCTTCGCGGTTGCGCCCTCGCGCTCCATCTTCTTCTGGATTGCCGGATCGTTAAGGTTTGCATTCGGAAGCGTGGCTTGGAGGTTCTGTGCGATCACCTGACTCTCGCGAAACCGATCAAGAAACCTCCGGTGCCCCGGGGTGATCAAGACCTCGGATGGCGGCAACACCTCCATGAATATCGGCTCAGTCAAGTGGCCGGCGTCCATCCAAAGGGCCATCGTTCCGTGACAAGCCTCGAACATGAGCTGCGGTTTGAGATCGTTGAAGTTTGACATGTCCAAGAGGTCGAAAATCGCTGCCTCTCGCTCCTTTACAAGCTTCTCAACGGCGGCTGCATTTGCCTCCGCGACCGGCGTCATGACTTCGAGCTCGCTCCATCGCTGTTCGGACGGGAAGTAATAATTCACCAGATCACCGGCAAAATCGGTGCTCATCTCCTCCCCGATGGACGTGAAGGTGTCGGTCTCTGCAATCTGCGTCCCATCGGAGAATTCGTTCACGCGGTCGGGCGCACAGTAACGCAGCACCTCTTTGATCTCAGGCTGAACCTGGGCACGCCAGCGCTTCGCGGCCGAGTATCGCGTCGAAAACGCTTTGGATGGTTTGAGGTGCTTCATAGATCGAACAGAGATCGACGGCCGTAGACGGCGCGATAGTCGGTTGTCAGAGAGGCGGAGTTGTCCTGGGCGGCGCGCTTACGCTCGAGTTCGGCCACACGTTTTTCGCGGTCACGCTCAGCTTTTGCCGCTGGATCTTCCTTCGGACGTCTCAATGTTCAACACCTC